AGATTTTTGCTAGAGATTTTAAACGATTGGGAGAAGAACCCATGTAAAGAAGTTAAATTTTTAAATGAAATAAACAATGGACAAGAAACCGAATTACGCTAAAGGAATCTTTTTGACTAAGAGAAAATCAAAAGCAGGTAAAGAGTATTTAGAGTTATCAATTAAAAAAGATGTAGGCTATGATAAGTACCTATGTTTTCTATCAGACAAGATAGACCAATTTGGTAACCAGACATTTTCAGTAATGGTAAAGGAAGAACAAGCTAAAGAACAAAAGACAGATTTACCTTTTTAGACAAACACAATGAAAAGAGAACAAATTAAATCACTTATTAAATCACACTATTTAATGATTAACAGACTTGAAAGCCTACTAGATGAAGAGCCAGTAAGCGTTAAAAAGAAAATGTGCCCTTCAGATAAAGTTATTGACTTAGTTAACGAAGTATTTAATACAGAATGTAGGGAACAGACTAGAAGAAAAAGAGTAGTATTTGCTAGGCATTGTGCAGCATATTTACTAAGAGAATACACCAATATGACATTAGTAGATATAAGCAATTCTTTAGGAAATACAGACCACGCTACTTGTAGTCATTCAATAAAAACCGCTAAGAACCTAATAGAAACTGATGAAGACTATGCAGATAAAGTAGCAAAAATTAGGTTTATATTGGAAGAAAAATAGTATATTTGTTTTATGAAGGTAGCCGACTTCATTAGAAACTTTTTTATATCCTTATTGGGGGATGGGCGGCTACCCTGAACCCGATAGGGATTTTTTATTTTATGTCTAAAGACCCAGCAGTGCTATTATACACAAGTGATTTTTTAAGCGGAACGTTTACCATGTCTGACGAGCAAGTTGGTAGATATATAAGGCTTTTATGTTTACAACATCAAAAAGGTAAACTAACTGAAAAGGATATGCAGAGCATATGCAAAGGATATGATTCTGACGTTTACGAGAAATTTGATTTAGTAGATGGTTATTATATTAACAAAAGAATGTATGAAGAAGCAGAAAAGCGTTCTAAGTTTACAGAATCTAGAAGAAAGAATGCTAGTGCTAAGCATATGCCTAACCATATGGAAAATGAAAATGAAAATGAAAATATAAATGAAAATAGAAATAGAAATGTATTAGTATATCCAAGTTCAGAATTTCAAAATTTATGGGAGCAGTGGATTGATTATAAAAAAGAAGAACATAAGGATAGATATAAATCTACAAAGACTGAACAAATAGCTATCAATAATTTAGTTAAATTGTGCAACGGAGATTTAAAGTTAGCAGAGGAAATAGTTAACAATAGTATAGCTAATAAATACAAGGGTTTATTTGAAATAAAATACTATGGACAGAAGGCAGCACCTAAAGACAAGATGCAGCAATACGTTGAAAAATTTGATGAAATAAAAAGACAAATCAATGCAAGAAATAACACTAGCCAAACAGACAACGAGATTAAAAGATTGTCATTCTAACAAGATTGTAGATACAATAGCTAAAGGGTTAATGATTCTTGGGTTAAGAGGTGAAATGATACCTACTCCACCAGAGTTTAATTATATGATTAATATGCTCCAGCAAGATTTTGCTAATTTACCAATAGGAGAACTTGATTTAGCTTTTGAGTTAATGGCTAAAAATAAGCTAGACGAGAACCCAGAAACATATCAGAACTTTTCAGTTCTTTACCTAAGCAGAATGATGGGTGCTTATGCTAGGTTTGTTAGGGTAAATTGGGTAGAGCCTAAGCAGGAGTTTAAACAATTAGAGCAGCCTAAACTAGACAACAAAGAAATGTTTGACTTTGCTCTGGATATTTACAAGAAGTCTAAAGACAAAAGGTTTGATTCTATATTTATGGCTTTAGATGTTTTTAAATATATCTTGAAAAATAATTTAATGGAATTTAATTATTCTGAAATTTATAACTTAACTTTAAATAAGCTAAAGGAAAGGATAATAGATAGAGAATCTAAGAATAAGATAAATGAGATTCTAAGAGATGAAGACCAGCTAGAAAATATGTGCAGAAGGATGGCAGTTAAAATCTATTTTGATTCACTATAAAACCAAACACAATGAGTTACGATTTCGTTAGCATTGACAACAAAGATTCTGTAGTATACAGAATAGCTACACTTCTAAAATCTAGAAGTGAAACTGGAATAAGGAAATACGGAACTACCTTAGACCGAACAGATTTAGAGATTAAGCAGTGGATAGAACATGCAATAGAAGAAGCATTAGATTTAGCTTTATATTTACAAAAAATAAAAGATACATTATGAACAAGTATAAACTAATAGTTAAAGAAGGAGTTTACAAGTCAGACAATTTATTTTATTTAATTATAGAAGTATTCAGACATAGATTTGAACATCTAATTAAAGATGGTAAATGGATGGATTAAAATAAATAAAAATGAAAACAGATAAGATAACAGTAATGCTAAAGAAGAACCAAGAAAGATTAAACCTGCATTGGAGGATAACTAACAAAGGAGAGTTATTTGAACATAATGGCTTATGGTATGATGAATCTTTCCTAGAGCAGATGTTCCCAAAATATGAACTTTGTAAATACATGAGCAAAGGAGAAAACCCAGATAGCAAATCACTTAAATAAATAATATGGAATACCAAATGTTTGACAAGCAAGGCAATAGACTAGTAATGGAAACAGGAAGACCTTTTAAGTTAAGATTATTTTTAAAAGGCAAAAGACCTAAACTTATTGCACATTACGACTATGATAAGAAAACTTTAATAGTTAAAAAGAACTCTGAAAGGCACTACCATTACAAAACAAAGTCTTATGGTTTTAACTATGCGTTATTTGAAAATCTAGATATAGATTATGTTCATTTAACAATAGATAAAGAAATCTTTAATATACCTGCACAGGCTTTTAATCAAGCTAGGGTCATGAATTTTAGTGGAGAAGGTTTTGAGTTGCAGAAGTTTTTACCAGTAGAAATAATAAGAAGTTATGCGGTGCAGCCTTTGTAATAAACATTTTACAATAACAATACATAAAAGCCAAAGAGGACTGGCTATTTGTCCTCATTGCGGATATGACAGCAGCAGAATTAACAAGGTATGCAAAGGAATTACTAGAAAGACAAGGTTTCAGACTAAACAGGGTAAACAACATCCCAGTAAGACGAAGGAAGGGAACAATACAAAAGGGGTGGCCAGACCTTCAAGGTTATACTAAAGAAGGCTTATATGCAGCAGTAGAGGTTAAAACTAAATCCGATAGACTAAGTGTTGAGCAAATAGACAGATTAAAAGATGCTTTAAATTGTGGAGCAAAGGTGTATATTTGTACAATAGATGAAAATGAAGAACCTTTACTTATAACTTTTGGAAAATTTACGTTCTGATATTTTAGTAGAGTTTTGGCAATCGCATGAGGTAAACGAAGCGATAAGTAAAATGCACCCTATAGAACTCCAAGAAGAACTAAAAAGCGAATTATTTTTAAGAATAGCAGAGATACCAGAGGAAAAGCTAATAGACCTTTATAACAAAAAGCAACTTAGGTTTTATATTGTAAGAATAATGTTAAACCTAATTAGAAGCACAGACCATAAATTTTACAAGAAGTTTAGAAACTTTGTGGAGTATGTGCCTATAGAGATAATAGAGGTTGAGCAGATAGATGTTACTACTATTGTTAAAGAGCAGTACGAATCTTTATATTGGTATGAAAAAGAGATATTTAGGTTATATACTTTTGAATTTAACTGCAACGCTAAAAAGCTAAGTATTGCTTTGGGGATTCCTTACATATCAGTTGTAAGAACTATAAACAAAATCAAACAAGATTTAAAAACTAAGATAAGACAATGATAATTATAGCAGCAGTTTGCTTCGCAGTATTCTTTGTAGATATACATAGATTCTACGCTAAATGGAAAATAAACTTTAAGCCTTTTAATTGTGCGTCTTGCCTAGCTAGTTGGGTTGCACTAGGTTTATATTTTTGCCCTGCTATAATACAAGAGATAGTTTTAGTAATATTTGCTTCTGGAGTAGCTGCACCAATAATAAAAATATTAATAGATATATTATGGAACAAGAGCACAAAGACTACCTAGAGCAAAATATAAATAACTATCATACTTGTCAGAATGGGTATATAAGAAACCTTGATATTCATTTACTAAATATGTACGAGCATATTTATAGAACGTACTTAGACCCACAATTTGTATTGACTAAGTGGTGTTCTAGTTGTGTTATGGATTGCGTTAAAAGACTTTATGCTTATTACCTAGCATTACCGCAAGAGCAGGTTCAAAGTTTACCAAAGAAAAAAGGAAGACCTAAAAAATGAGAATACTAGGAATAACACAAAAGCATAGCGGAGTTGGATGGCATAGGATAATGATGCCACTAACCCACATGGAAAAAGACTATTGTCTAATTACTGACGTATTAAATGACGAAGTTTTAGAGAAAGGCTTTGATATTGTTGTTATTAATAGGATGCTAAACATAGACACAGAGCAGATAGAAAAGTGGAAAGCTAAATACAATTTTAAGCTAGTAATTGACAATGACGACTACTGGAAACTAGATGCTACTCACGTTTTGTATCAACGTTACATGAGTGGAGATATAGCTAACAAGATAACTAACTATCTTAGAATATCGGATATAGCAACTGTAACACATGAAAGATTAGCAGAAGAAGTTTATCAGTATAATACTAATGTTCATATAATTCCTAATGCTTTACCTTACGGAGATGAGCAGTATTTAGATAAAAAGATTCCTAGTGATATTGTTAGGCTATTCTGGTCTGGTTCAGATACTCACCAGCACGATTTAAAAATATTGAAAGAGCCAGTTAAAAGGTTTAACAACTTGCCTGTAAAAATGGTTATGGCTGGTTATGTTGATAATCACGTTTGGGACACAATGGCTTATTATTTTTCAGCAGGAAGAAAACTAGATACCAAGATTTATCGCTATAATAATGTTACAAGATACATGGAGGCGTATGGAGATTCCGACATAAGTTTAATTCCTTTAGTAGATAGCAAATTTAACGGCATGAAATCTAATTTAAAGATTTTAGAAACCGCTGCTAAAATGAATCCTGCTATCGTTTCAGATGTTAACCCTTACAAGGATATGCCTGTTTTTTATGTGAAAAAACAAACAGATTGGTTTAAATGGGTTAATCTTTTAGTTAAAGATAAAAAGCTAAGAGAAGATAGCGGAAAGGAGTTATACCAGTATTGTAAAGACAATTTTAGTCTAAGTGTGATAAATCAACAAAGACAAAGCATTTATAATCAGTTATGCCAGTTATCAAATGCTCAAATTCCAAGTACAGAATAGGTAGCGGCTCATGTATTTATGAGACCGAAGAGGCAGCACAACGTGCTTGGTCAGCCATTAGAATAGCTATGGTTGATAGTTATAACGATTATCCACAAGCAGCTAAAGTAAACGCACAAAGAGCATTAAATATTCGTGACCAATATAAACTAGGTTGCGGAACTGCGGTAGGATGGGCAAGAGCAAACCAACTCGCTAAAGGCGAAAACATTACAAGAGAAACAATTTCTAGAATGGCTTCATTTGAACGTCATAGAGAAAATTCTAATGGCGACCCAAAGAAGGACTGCGGTGCTTTAATGTGGTTAGCATGGGGTGGAAGTGAAGGAATTGAATGGGCTCAAAGAAAACTTAAAGAATTAAAAGGTGAGTAGATTAGAAGAACTAGGGATAAACTTAGGTTTATCTGTTGCAGGTTTTTTTGGTTCGGTCTTTTTTATAGAGAAGGGAAAAGACTTGCGAGAAACTTTGGTAGCTATGTGCGGAGGAGTTGCTTCTGCTAATTACTTAACACCTGTTGTTAGCGACTGGTTCGGAATAGATAAGATTAACCATCAATTTTCAGTAGCCTTTATTTTAGGTTTTATGGGATTGAAGGGAGTTGAAAGAATGGCTCATAAATTTTTTAACCAAAAATCAAAATAATGAAAGAGTATTTGCAAAACATTAAGACAACTCTATTCGGTGCGATTGCAGGACTTCCTTTGCTTTTGGAAGGTATTACTACAAAGAATTGGGAAAGAGCCTTAGAAGGTCTAGGAATCCTTTTAATAGGAATCTTTGCTAAAGATGCGAAGTGATAAAATCACAATAGAACGAATAGCGTTGCTTCATCCCAAATTAAGGGATGAGGCTTTAGCTATTTATGATGAAATATGCGAATCATTAACCAATAGTGTTTGTAGGTTTTCTTATACGCTTAGAACGTTTTCAGAGCAAGACAAATTATTTGCACAGGGTAGGACTACAAAAGGTGCTAAGGTTACAAATGCTAGAGGTGGATTTAGTTATCACAATTATGGTCTAGCTTTAGATATAGTCCTTCTTTTAGATAAAGATAAAAATGGATTATATGAAAGTGCGGTTTGGGATGTCAATGGTGATTTTGATAGAGATGGTAAAGCAGATTGGATAGAGGTCGTTAGTATTTTTAAACAATTCGGATGGGAGTGGGGAGGAGATTGGAGGTTTGTAGATAACCCACATTTTCAAAAAACATTTGGTTATTCAGTAAGACAATTGCTTGATTTACATACTAGAGGAAAAGTAGATAAGAACGGATATGTTCTGATATGAAAATAGGAAAACTAATTAAGGAATACTTAGCTACCTATCCAGATTTGAAAAGTTATACTCTTGCCAAAAAAATATACGAAGAGCATAAGATTTCTAATTTAGAAAACATCCGTAAAACTATAAACTATTATAGAGGTTCTAATGGTGCTAGAAACAGAAAGACATTAGCAGATAAAATATTTCAGAAACCTTTAACTTTTGACACTAGAAATTCAACTATGGAAAAAATAAATACTAGTGCTAAAGTTCTTATCCTAGATATAGAAACAGCTCCTATTAATGCATACGTTTGGGGTATCTGGAATCAGAATATAGGAACACATCAAATACAATCGGATTGGTTTTGCTTGACGTGGGCAGCTAAATGGCTTTTTGAAGACAAAGTATATTCAGCTAAACTAAAACCTAAAGAGGTAACAACCCAAAACGATAAAAGAATAATAGAAGGAATCTGGAGGCTAGTTAATGAGGCTGATATAGTCATAGCACATAACGGGGAAAAGTTTGATATGCCTAAACTTAACTCTAGGTTTATTATAAACGGATTGAATCCTCCATTGCCCTATCAACAAATAGATACTCTAAAACATATTAGGAGGCAGTTCGGGTTTACTAGCAATAAGCTAGACTATGTAAACAAACTTTTAAATTTAGAAAGAAAAAAAGAAACTAACTTTGAATTGTGGGAAAGGTGCATGAAAGGTAATGCAAATGCATTGTCTGAAATGGAGGCTTATAATGTTCAAGATGTTCGTATCTTAGAAGAAACCTACTTACTAATAAGGGCATGGATTAAACCGCATCCAAACATGGGTTTATTCATCCTAGACGAGAAAGAACATAGATGCCCTAATTGTGGAAGTAATGACTTAAACGCACAAGGCAAAATGTATTATACAACTGCTAACGCTTATGAATTAATGAGATGCAGTAATTGTGGAGCAAGTAGCAGGAAAAGACTAGGAGTAATTAACATAAAAGAGAAAAGACACTTACTTATAAGTTCTGCAAAATAAAATATTATGCTACCAAAAAAGTTTTATAAAATGAGTATTGAAGAACAAGAGGTGTTTATAATGAATAAGCTGACAGACTTATACAAAGAGGAGAAATACTTACGCAAAGCATTAGCATCAGTTAGAAATAAGGTAAAGATTGAAATAAGTGAAATAGATAGACCAGATGAAGCTATTTTAAAAAGTGAGGATTAAAGTAAAATATAAAGACTTGCGTAAAGACCGAGTTTGGGGGTTTGCTGATTCAGTTGGAGTAATTGAGTTAGATAAATCTTTAAAGGGAAAGAAGCACCTTGAAATACTTTTACATGAAGTTTTGCACCTACTTCTTCCCGAAGCTGAAGAAGAAGAAATAGTAAAAAAAAGTGTAACTTTGTGTAATACCTTATGGCACGAAAAGTACAGAAGGGTAGACGATAAGGAAGGAATGCCACTACAAGACGGCTCGTTATGAGAAAGCACACTAAGATTTACATGGACTACTTCGGATATAGCAAAGAAGATTTTATTTCATGTGAGGTATGCGGTAGACGAGCCAATGATACACACCATCTAGATTGCAGAGGAATGGGAGGAAGCAAAGACAAGGATAAGATAGAAAACCTTATGGCAGTTTGTAGAGAATGTCATATAAAATACGGAGATAAAAAAGAGTATATGGATTTCCTAAAAGAGAAGCATCAACAATTTATAGATAGCTATGGAAAGTTCTACTAACTATATTCATCCTACTGCTATCATTTATGATAACGTAGTTATGGGAGAACATAATTACATAGGTGCTTATTGTGTAATAGGAGCACCTGCAGAGCATAAAGGTAATTGGGGTACAACTAGCGACATAGTAGTTATCGGTGATAACAATGTTTTTACTGGATTAGTAACTATTGACGGAGGAATGGATGACGTGACCTACATAGGAGATAACAATTTCTTTATGAAGCATTCACACATTGGGCACGATTGTCAAATAATGGATAATGTTATAATTAGTTGTGGAGCAAAGATAGGAGGACATTCAATAATAGATAGTAACGTAAACATAGGATTAAACGCAGTCATTCATCAGAGGCAATTTATTGCTAAAGGTTGTATGATAGGTATGGGTTCAGTAGTTACTAAAAAACTAGTAACCGAACCTTATACTAAATATGCAGGTAATCCAGCTAAATACTTAGGACACAATGAAAGCGGCAATCGTACTACTTGATTATCTAAGACATCAACATACTGCACAAGCAGTAGCTAGTTTTCCATTAGGAAACTATCCTTATGATATGTTTACCATAGATAAGAAAGGAATAGCGGCTGCATTAAACGAAGGGATAAGAAAGACCAAAGACTATGACATTGTAGCTTTTTGTGGGAATGATATAGTAATGCCTAACAACTGGTTACTAATGGCAGTAGAGCATATTCAAGCAATACCAGAAACGGGTATGTGCGGAATCTATTGCGTAGAAACTCTACCAAAGACAGAAGTAATAAACGGAATAGAAGTACACCCAACATGGGCAACATTCGGAAATGTTATTATACCTAGAAAAGCAATAGATAGTGTAGGATATTTTAATGAGGCATACGACCCATACGGAATGCAGGATAGCGATTACGGACTAAGGCTTACACAACTAGGATTTAAATCTTACTATATAAAAGGTTTACAAAGCCAACATATAGGACATGACGTAGGAGAGCAGACAGATTACAGAAAGATGAAGGATGAAGGATTAAACAAGGCAGGAGCAATCTGGTCAGAATATACTAAACTATACGAAGAATCAAATAACTATACAATATTTTACGATGAGTACAGTAGGTAGACCAACTAAATATAAAGAAGAGTATTGCCAAATGCTAATAGACCACATGGCAGAAGGTTATTCTTTTGAATCCTTTGGAGGAATTATAGAGGTAGATGAAACAACTTTATACGAATGGGAGAAGGTGCATGAAGAATTTTCCCTCTCCAAGAGGATAGGAACTCAAAAAAGTATGGTTTGGTGGGAGAAAATAGGGAGAAGCGGAATGATAAACGAGATACCATTCTTTAACGATAGAATCTGGAGATTAAACATGATTAACAGATTTAGAAGTAAATGGAGTGATGGTACTAAGAACGAGAATAACGATAAAGTAAAAACAGAAATAGTTGTTAGATACGAAGGAGATACCGATAACGCTGAAGAAACCACATAAGGCACAGAGGCAAGTCTTAGATAGTAAGGCTAGGTTTATTGTGTTAATGTGTGGGCGAAGGTGGGGTAAATCTCTTATCTCGCAGAATATTTCTATACAAGATGCCTTACAAGGTAAACTAGTAGCTTACATAACTCCTACCTATCAACTAGCTAAAGTGTTCTTTGAGGACATGAGTAAGTTAATTCCAACAGAAGCAGCAACTATAAATAAATCAGATTTAACTTTCCATTTTGTAACAGGTGGGGTAATACGTTTCTTTACAGGAGAGAAGCTAGATAACCTAAGAGGTCAGAAATTCCATAGAGCAATACTAGACGAAGCACCTTATATCAAGAACCTAGAGCATGGTTGGTTAAACTCAATTAGACCTACTCTAACAGACTTTAAAGGTTCTGCTATATTCGTTTCTACCCCTAGAGGAAAAGATTATTTTTATTCTCTATTCTCAAAGCAAGGTGAAGCTAATTGGGAGTCTTTTAAGTTTACTACTTATGATAATCCACATATAGACAAAGCGGAAATAGACGAAGCTAGAAGGCAGTTACCTGCACCAGTATTTGAGCAGGAGTATCTAGCTAACCCAATGGAGAACGCTGCTAATCCTTTTGGGTCAGAGAACATAAAGGCTTGTATTAAACCACTAAGTAACCAAGAGCCTGTGTGTTTTGGAATAGACCTAGCCAAAAGTTATGACTGGTCGGTAATAATAGGACTAGATGCAGGAGGGAATGTTTGCTACCTAGACAGATTTCAGAAAGACTGGCATACAACTAAACAAGCTATCTTAAAGCTACCTAGAAAACCTATCTTGCTAGATAGCACAGGAGTAGGTGACCCAATATTTGAGGAACTACAAAGAGCAGGTCTTATGGTTGAGGGATTAAAGTTTACTAGCAATTCTAAGCAGCAGCTAATGGTAGGACTTCAGAACGCAATACATAGTAAATCAATAGGTTACCCAGACGGAGTTATAGTAAACGAGTTAGATGTATTTGAATATCAGTTTACGGCTAGTGGGGTTAAGTATTCTGCACCTTCAGGCTTTAACGATGATGCTATTATGTCACTTTCTTTAGCGTGGCAGTGCTATTCTCAAAGAATGGGTACTGGTAAGTATAGTTTCTTATAAACAATATCTATATACCATATAGAAAAGTTTTATAGAAAAAACTAAAGAAAAGTTTTGCAATATTAAAAAAAGGTTTATCTTTGATATATCAAAACAGAAACACAATGAAAAATTTACAACAACAATTTAGCCTTACAGAATTAGAAGCTAGTTTTTTAAACATTATCGCTAAGCATTTTGATTTAGAAGATAACATTTGTTTCCAGAAAAAACTTTCAGCATCTGAAAAAGGTATTATAGGTTCATTGGTAAAAAAGGGTTTAGTTTATGATTCTTATAACGGAGTAGAAGAAGAAGCTAACTTTTTTCCTAGCGAAAATGTAATAGAATATTTAGAGTTAAATTAAAACAAACAAGGGGAGCAGTATCCTAACAACTGCAAAACATTATGAACCACCTAGAAACATTTATCCAAAAGAATCCAATTAAAGTTTTTTTTATTATTATCATTATTTGTATATTAGCAGACAATTTTTAAACCCCTAAATAAAAACACAATGGAACACATTTCAGATTATTATTTTGACTTCATTGACGACAATGAAGGTTTGAGCCCAGAAGTATGGATTTCTCAATTTGATTTGCAAGAAGAAGAAAAAGAATATTTTTTATCACTTTTAAAATAAAAACACAATGAAAGTTCAATTAATCAAAGAAGTAAATGACAAAGGAGAAACTTGGTACTGCATAGAGAAAGATGGCAGGTACATACCAAGCACATTAACAAGAAAGTTTGAGGACGCAGTAGAAACCTACAATAAGGTTATAGCTGCAGACCCTACTAGAGAAGTTATTATGGAAACCGAAATAGATTACTAATGGAAAGAGTAATACAAAACTTTGACCTAGACTGTTTTATTGAAGCAGAACTAGCTTTTGAAATAACAACTTTAAGACAAGAAGAATGTCATGGTTACCATTACTTTGATGATTCACATTGCGAAATTGAGAAGTTTAAAGTTCAAATAGACGTAGGAGGTATGCTAATAGATATAACCGATAGACTTACTCCAGAGGAACTAAAGGTTATTGAAAATCAGATAGAACCCGACTTTGATATAAATTAAACCATAACACATGAATCACTTAGAATTAGCATTAGAAAAAATGCCACAAGTATTTAGTAGTAACAAGTATTCAAGGAAATGCAAACAATTAGGATACCCAGAAGAATTAATTAGAGGAGGGTACTTAGGAAAGTTTTTGCATGAACATTGCACACAAGTAAACTCTAGAAGAATATGGCAAAAGTCAAAACAAGAAAAGACTAATATTAATATTGAACAAGCCATAACGTTATTAAAGGCTGAAGGTTATAAGATTAGTAAGCAGGTCATAGACTGGAAAGAAATATAAACAATAAATATAATGATTGGACAATTACTAAAAGAAAACAGACAGAAGAAGAACCTAACTCAAAAGCAGTTAGGAGAAAAAGCAGGTATAAGTTTTGTAGCAGTTAATAGGATAGAAAGAGGAGCACAACCTAGACTATCTGTAGCTAACAAGTTGTTTAACGCTATGGACTTAGACTTGAAATTTGAAGCAGTTAACAAATTGGGTGTTTCATAGGTATTAATCAACCCCTGCTATTCTTGGTGGGGGTTTTAATTTTTTTTTATGGCACAACAAACAGCAGTAGAATGGTTAGTTAAAGAATTTAATCTTGAAGAATATAAGGCTGCAGTAGAATTTGCAAAAGCAAAAGAGAAAGAGCAGATACTAAATGCTTGTTATCAGTTTTCAGATTACCCATTTAATAAAGAAGACCATTTAGAATACTACAAAGAAACATATAACAAATGACTTGGAACGATATTAACCTTTATCAGTATCAGCAAATAATTGAGGCTAACAAGATAGAGTACCCTATTGATAGGATAGATAGGCTTATAGCTATTGTAAATAACTGGACTGCTAATCAAGTAAATGACTTATCAGTAGAACGTTATAATGAGGAGGTCAAGCGTTTAGCTTTTCTAGACAATGAGCCAGACGGAAAGCCTGTTAAGTTTATAGATGTAAACGGCAAAAGGTACAAGTGCATTTATGACGTTAGAAAGATGCCTAGTGCAAGGTATATTGAATCTAAAGTATTCCAGACTGACCTAATACCTAACCTACATAAGTTAGCTGCTTCTATGGTAGTGCCTATGAAGAAAACTTTATGGGGTTGGAAGGAAGTGCCTTATGATTCTACAAATCATTCTGTTTATGCAGACGATATGCTAGAGGCTAAATTTAAAGACATCTACCATTCCATTGTTTTTTTTTATCATGTATACAGAATCTGGATAGAGGTTTCTCGGGATTATTTGAAAACCCAGTTGCAGATGCAGGGAGTGAATCAGTCGGAAAAGGCTCTAGCAGATTTGTTGAGTATTATGGATGGCAGTATAGCACCACACAAGTTGCAGAATACTATCGTATCACGCTTAACGAAGCATATCAATTACCGACCATAGAGTACCTAAACGCATTGTCCTATTTGAAAGCCTATCGGGATTATCTTAGATAATCTCTTTTTTTTTGGGCATTTATAGGAGTGAACAAAGCACAAGCACAATTCATTCGTGACCAATTTCTTAGTAGGTTTGGCAGCCAATATAATACGGCTGCTAGAGGCATTAATGAACAAGGTGATAAGGTTTTAACTTTCCAAGAGCAATTCCCTATTATAGAGGAAATGTTAATAAGAGCAGGTTTTGACTTTAACAATACTATCCGTAAGAACCTAGAAAAAGCAGGTGCTATTAGTTCTGGAGATTTAGCAGACGTATCAGCACCACAAGTTTCAAGTAGCCAAGACGGATTTACATTGTCTGTTGGTTATCCCTTAAACTCGAAGCAGATAAAATATTATGATTTTGTCAATAAGGGTGTTGCTGGTGTAGGAGGTAAGAACGCTAAACTTAAAAAGAACTCTGGGGACTATAGGTTCAAGTCTAAGTTCCCTAATAGGAAAATGGCTGCTTCTATATTCTCATGGCTTAATCGGGCTAGAAAGTCGGTTAGAACGGATAAGGTAGATTTGTCTGGTGTACAGAAAAAAAGAAGGAAACTAGCAACTGCACTAGATGAAGCAACCAAAAAGAAAAGATTGGCTTATGCTATTTCTTCAGCAATTAAGAGGGATGGTATAAAAGCTACCTATTATTTTGATAGGGCAATTACAGAAAACTTTACTAAGGATTTTAAAGACGCTTTGAGTGTTGCACTAGGCGGAGATATTATTTTACAAATTAGACAATATGGCGATAACAATAGTAACTAGCCCACCAGCGGATAGTTGTTTAAATGATGATATATGGGTAACTGCTAGTTCTACTAATGCAGGTACAACTAACTTTAAGTTCGTGTTTGATATTGTAGTAGGAGGCACAACAGTGTCAAGGTCTAAGGTATTTCCTAACCCTGCTGATAATTACGGATATTTTAATACTGCACCTATTGTTAGGAATTACATTACTAATTACTTTGAGCCTTCTGGTTCTTCTATCTTAGTAGAATCTAACGACAAGTGGGCGGTTGCTTACCAGTTACAAATAAGAGAAGAAGTAAGTGGAGGTATATCGGTATTACCAGATGCTTCAGCTAGTTATTCTGGAAAGAACTTTTATTATCCTTTGTATGCAGATTTATACTCTAGTGGCTCGGTTACCTTATCTAATGTTTATAATGATGCTTTAATTAATTATAGAGATAACTTCTTAACCGAAAGAGATATGGGAAATGCCCATAACAAATTTGGTAATAAATTTTTTATCAGTTATTATAGATATGAAGGAATTTCACAAACGGCTTATGTAAGAACACTAAACGCTTCAGGTTCGGTAGTAGCTAGTTATAACGCTTCTATTGGAATGTCTGGTAGCTTTAATATGTTTAATCTATCTGCATCTGCTATTAATACATGGGCAGGTTCTACATTAATAACAGAAAATACTTATGCTTATGAGTTTTACATTGTATCTAGTGTTGGAACTTCCAGAGTATTACGAATCTACCATGACTGCTCCAAAAATGGTGGAAACAGTGTACACTTCCTCAACCGCTTGGGAGGATATGATAGTTTCTTTTTCGGTCTTGTCAACAGAAACTCCGTAAGTAATGAAAAGCAATTTTATAGGAAAGCAGACTGGCAGAGAACGAGTGGAGCAATGCGAACCTATGACATTTACAATAAGTATAATGAAACTAAGGTAGCCTTTAGCATTTCGCAAAATAATAGAATAAGTTTAAAGAGTGATTGGGTTAACCAGATTGATTATGCTTGGTTAGGGCAGCTAGTAAATAGTTCTAGTGTTTATCTAGATGTACAAAATATGTACATACCTCTGTACATAACTACAAATAACCATGAGTACAAGTTACTAAACGTAGACAAAGTATTTAACCTAGAGTTAGAAGCAGAGATACCTAAAACAATTAATAGCCAGTTTAGATGAGGACTGAAATATACATAGAAAATCAAAGGCTAGATTTAACAGAAGACGTTGATACAGACTTTACATATACAATAGACGATATAAACGACTTCGGTTCTAAGAATACCAGCTATTCTAAAACTATTAGGGTAGCAGGTAACGCAAACAATAACGCTATCTTTGGAAATGTTTTTGACCTTAATAACGCAAACTTTACTAGCGAAAATGCTCCCAATGTAGGAGTTAATTATAATGCTAGTAAGAACGCACAATGCAGAATATTTATAGACGGCATCCAGATATTTAAGGGTGCTTTACGAATCTTGGAAATTGTAAAGGATGGCTCTAGTTTGTTTTATGAGTGTTCTGTTATTGGGGATTTAGGAGGTTTTATGTCTGCACTAGGTAACAAGAAGATAGAAGATTTAGATTTTAGTACTTATAATACTGCTTGGAATTGGACTAACATAACTAACTCATGGAATAGTATTAACGGCTCTGGAGTTTATTTTCCTTTAATTGATTATGGTAACACATCAACTGATAAAGTAAACTTTAGTTATACTGCTTTTAGACCTGCTATTTATGTGAAAGAAATACTACAAAAGATTCAAGCGGATTCTGGATACACTTGGGATTTTCCTTTATTGAGTACAAGTCTTATGAATAGGCTAGTTATCCCAAACAACCAAAGGCTAGTAAATAAGGTATCTAATATTGCTTTTAATTCTAACTTTAATACTACCCTATCAAGCAATCAGTTTTTACCTTTAACAGTTACAACTGCAGGAAGTTTTACAGGTAGTAATCCCGCAACTTATACAGGAAGCACAAATACTTTTAATATTTCTTGTAAGCCTGTATTACAAGTTAAATCACCTATTCCAATAGCGGCTACTTTTTATTTATACAAAGGTTCAACTATTTTAAAGCAGGTAGATTTATATGTTACTAATAATACACAAACATATAATATAGATTTATCAGTAGATAATATTTCATTAAGTAACACTAACCAGCTATCTGTTCAAGTAAGCACTAACGTTACTCAATACCAATTATTTTCTGGTGAGTTCAAACTAACAACTGCACTAAGCACAGAGGTAGCGGTTATTTATGACGAGGTTTTAGATATTAACCAATGTATTCCTAGAGGAATATTTCAAAGGGATTTTTTTATAAGTATTGCTAAGCTATTTAACCTTTATATTTACGATGACCCAGTAGATAGTAAGAAAATTATTATAAAGCCTTACATAGACTTTTATAGTGGTACAATACAAGACTGGACTAATAAAGTAGACAGAGAAAGTTCTTGGTCTATAAAGCCAATGAGTGAGGTTAAAGCTAGGTATTATCAGTTTAAGTACAAGCCTGACAATGACTACTATGCAGAGAATTATAGAAAGAAATTCAACGAAGGGTATGGGGATTTGATTTACGATACAGAATTTGATTTTGTAAAAGAAACCGAATCTTTAGAGATAATATTTGCAGCAAGTGTATTATATCAATTTGAAGGAACAGATAAAATATATCCTGCTATTTATAAAAAGAGTTCTACTGGAGTAGCAGAAGATGCTATGGATTCTGTTATAAGGATTTTACAAGCTAAAAAAATAACTGGTAGGACTTCTTACAATATAAAAAATGGAAACACAAACGTAGGAAGTGCGTTAACTTCTTATGGCTATGCAGGTCATTTAGACGACCCATTTTCTCCTACTAACGATATTAATTTTGGAGCACCACAAGAAATTTATTTATTAGCAACTACATATCCAGCTACTAATTTATTTGCAGCATATTATTCAGATTACATTGCAGAGATAACTAGCGAATATAGCAAGTTACTATCTTGTAATGTTCTTTTAAATTCCTATGATATTCAAAGTCTAGACTTTTCAAAGTTTGTTTTTATAGATAACGTTCTATACAGGCTAAACATAGTAGACGCTTATAACCCTATAAACTACACGACAACTAAAGTAGAATTACTAAAAGTAATAGATAAATAAAATGGCAGAACAATTAAATTATAATATAAACGTTAGTGGTAATGCTAATGAATCAGTAGGTTCTTTAAAAAAACAACTAAGAGAAGCACAGGCAGAGGTAGGTGTTTTATCTGAAAAGTTTGGTGCAACATCTCAACAAGCTATTCAAGCAGCAAAAAGAGCAGCGGATTTAAAAGACAGAATAGGTGATGCTAAAGCATTAACGGATGCCTTTAATCCAGACCAAAAATTTAATGCGTTAACAAAATCTTTAGCAGGAGTTGCTGGTGGTTTTGCAGCTGTGCAGGGTGCTATTGGATTGTTTGGTGGTGAATCTAAAGAACTAGAAAAACAATTACTAAAAGTTCAGAGTGCTTTAGCTTTATCACAAGGACTAGAACAAATTGGTAATGCAAAAGATAGTTTCAAACAACTTGGTGCAGTAATACAAAGTACAACAGTTTTTCAAAAAGCAAATGCTGCCGCTAACGCTTTGACTGCTGCTACATTAAAGGCGGTAGGTGTATCTGCTGAAACAACCGCTATAAGTTTTAGGGTATTAAAAACAGCAATAGCTTCTACTGGTATTGGTTTATTAGTAGTTGCTTTAGGTGAGTTAGTATCTGTATTAATGAACTATACTAGCGAAGCAGAAAAGGCAAAAAAGAAACAAGAAGAATTAAATAAGGCTTTTACAGATGGTACAAAAGAAGGATTAAAAGCAGCTAAAGAATTTATAACATCAAAAGCAGAATTAGACCAATTACGAGTACAGGCTGAAGGAGGCACAGAGGAACAAATAATAGCTATAAGAAAAAAGTCTATCCAAGACCAAATAAATCTTAACAAAAAAAAGTATGAAGATTTATTAAAAACAGATAAAGAAGCAGCTACTCAAATAGTAAATGAAAATGCTTTACTTCAAGATGAATTAACTAAGATTGATTTACAAGCACAAATTAAAAGAAACGAGAATAGAAAAAAACTAAGAGAAAAAGAGGCAGAAGATGAAAAGAAAAGAAGAGAAGCAGAATTAAAAAGAATATTAGCTGGTAGAATAGATGAAGACCCTTTAATTGCTTTACAAACAAAAAGACAAGAAGCAATAAAAAATACAGATGCAGTTGTTGTTGGTTCTGTAACTAAAAATTTACAAGCATTAGGTGCAAGAGTTAATGCTGAAAAGAAAGCAGCAGATGATAAAAAGAAACTAGATGATAACGCAGCTAAAACAGTAGAAGATAGAGAAAAAGCTAAGCAAGATGCGTATGCTATGACCGCTGATGCTTTAGGTGTTTTAGGTGAAGTTGTTGGTCAAGAAACTGCTGCTGGTAAGGCACTAAGTTCTGCACAAGCATTAATTAACACATTCTTAGGTATAACTCAAATATGGGCAAATAAAACAGTTATTCCAGAACCATTTGGCACTGCTGCTAAAGTAGCCGCTACTGCAACTGCTGCTGCTAGTGGATTCTTAGCAGTTAGAAATATCAATAGAGTTAATGTGCCTAATGGAGGCGGAGGTGTTTCTGTTCCTTCTTTTAGTGCTGCACCTTTAACACCAAGTAATGCTAGTCTTTTAACTACAAGTTTATCACAACAAACTATTAATGCAATAGGAAACCAAGCAATAAGAGCCTATGTAGTAGAGACAGATATAACTAGCAATCAAAAAAGAATACAAGCTATAAAACAAAGAGCAAGGTTTAGTTAAGTGATAAATAACCAATTAAAGTAACATTTACGTTTATGGATTTACCAGTATATGAACTAATGATTAGTGATGATTTACAAGACGATGCAGAGGTTACCTTTGTTTCTCTAGTAGACAGACCTGCTATACAAAAGAATTGGAACGCTTTTAATCATAAAGTTAAGTTTAACACTGATGAAGAGAAGCGTGTTATTTCTGGTGCTATTATGTTGGCAGATACTCCGATTTTTAGGAGTGATGTTACTCATGGCGATTACTACGTTATTTTCTCTAAGGAAACTATTTTTAAAATAGTACAGAGATATTTTAAGAAAGGATATCAAGCTAATGTTAATATCCAACATAATCAAGACGAGAAATTAAAAGATGTTTATTTATTTGAATCTTTTATAAGTGATAAGGAAAGGGGTGTTATGCCTATGAAAGGTTTTGAAGATGCTCCAGATGGTTCTTGGTTTGGTTCTATGAAAGTAGATAATGACTATGCATGGAATGAGGTTAAAGAAGGCAACATTAAAGGATTTTCAGTAGAAGGAGTTTTTGAATATGCAAAGGCAGAAAGAAAAGAAGATAAGATTTACGAAGAGATAAGGAAAATATTAGCACAGGTTAAGTGATAACTATTTAAACAATTAAACATATAGTAATATGAATCCGAAAGAAGCAATTTTAAAGATTAGGGCATTATTTGAAGATATGCCAGAGCCAATGCCAGAGAAGGAAGAAGAAGTTAAAGTAGAAATGGCTGAATACGTTTTAGAAGACGGAACTAAAGTAATGATTTCATCTCTTGAAGTAGGTGGTGAGGTTGTTCTTGAAGATGGTTCTCCTGCTCCAGATGCAGAACATAAGTTGGCTGATGGTCAAGTTATCGTTACTGAAGGTGGCAAGATTACCGAAATCAAAGTAGGTGAAGAACCAATAGAGATTGAAATAGAAGCAGGTAATAAGAAGATGGACGAAATGGAAGCTAAACTATCTGCTTTGGAAGTTGAGAACGAATCTTTGAAAGCTAAACTTTCAGAAGTTGAAAGAAAAGCAGCACAAGGTTTCTCACAGGTAATTGAGTTGATTGAAGAAATCGCTAAAGTACCACAAGCAGACCCAATAGAAAAAACACAGTCTTTTAAATTTGAATCTACTAAAGACATCAAGTTTGACAGACTTGCTAAATATCGCAACGCAATTTTAAACAATAAAAACTAAGAAAAATGGCATTTAATGTTTCTGCACTCGCAGACTACACAGAACAAAACGAAGCCCTACTTGTAACAAGTTCGGTTCTCGGTGCTAAGACTGCCTCTTTAATTAAGAGTGCAGGTAACGTTATGGTGGGAGTAAAATCTTCTGAAACCATCAACATCATGGATACAGATGCAATCTTCCAAAGTGGTGCATCATGTGGTTTTAACGCTTCTGGTACAACTTCTTTCACACAAAGAACTGTAACTGTTGGTAAAATCAAAGTTAACGAATCAATGTGTCCTAAAGACCTAGAAGCTAAGTACTTGCAGAAGGCTTTGCCTACAGGTTCTATGTACGATTCAATTCCTTTTGAGCAAGAGTTTTCTGAAAAGAAAGCTAAGAGAATCGCTTCACAACTTGAAACTGCTTTATGGCAGGGTGATACTTCATCTGTTAACGTTAACCTTAACAAGTTTGATGGTCTTATCAAGTTGGTAAATGCTGCTTCTGGAGTTGTAGATGCTAACACTTCTACTTTTATCTCTGGTGCTCCTTTGGCTTCTATTACTGCTGCTAACGTAATCTCTATCTTTGATGGTGTTTACAGAGCAATCCCTGCAACTATTGTAAGTGCAGAAGATGTAGTTATTGTTTGTGGTATGGATACATTCCGTACTTACACAATCGCATTGAAGAACTCTAACTTGTTCCATTATTCAATAGATGTAAAAGCAGATAACGAGTTTATACTGCCGGGCACTACTATTAAGGTTGTTGCTCTTCAAGGTTTGAACGGAACTAACGATGTTTTCGCAATGAGATTGTCAAACTTGTTCTTGGGTACTGACCTTTTGAACGAAGAAGAGAAATTTGAAATCTTCTACGCAAAAGAAGCAGACCAAGTGCGTTTTGTTAGTGAGTTCAAGATGGGTGTTAACTTCGCCTTCCCTGACGAGATAGTTAAGTTTGTTATCTAAATAATATAGGGGGTGAAATATCCCCCTATTTTTTAACTTTATAAATTATTTAAAATGGCTTGTGCTTTAACACAGGGTTATGTTCTAGATTGCAAAGATTCACTCGGTGGTATCACTGAAGTGTTATTCATTGCGTCTAAGGATGTAACTGCAACAACAGAAGTATCTGGAGTTATCACAGCTGTTACAAAGGCGGCTGGTAAGCGTTTCTACAAGTATGAACTTGTTAAAGAAACCTCTAGCTTTGTTGAGAATGTTAACGCTTCTGTAGAGAATGGTTCTATTTTCTATCAGCAAGAGTTGACTGTTATCCTTAACAAGCTACAAGCAAATACTCGTAATGAAATTTTGCTTCTTGCACAGAATCTTTTAGTAGCGGTTGTAAAAGATAACAACGGAAAGTATTGGTACTTAGGAAAGACAAGAGGCTTGGATATTACAGGCGGCTCTGCTGGTTCTGGTACTGCTATGGGAGATAGAAGCGGTTACACTTTAACCTTTACGGCTAAAGAACCCGAATTGACTCCAGAAGTTAGTTCTTCAATCATTACTGGTCTATTATCGTAAGCAGTTGGTTTAGTATAATTAGCCCTTGCAAGTGCAGGGGCTTTTTTTGTTAATTACCTTTGGTTTGAGCATTTATATAAGAATGATACAATTAACTAAAGGAGCAACGCAATTCATCTATTTGACCTTAACGGAAAAGCAAACGTTAACGAATCCTAATTACTTGTTCGTGTTTAAAAATAGGTCTACTAATACAGAGGTAAAGTTTGTATTATTAAACGCTGCTGATTTATCTTTGTATAAAGACAGATATAATAAATTTAGTATAAAGTCAGATAAATATTTTTCAAGCAAACCTAGAGGGCAGTATAGCTATTCAGTTTACCAACAAACTAGCACTTCAAATACCGATATAACAGGACTAACAGAATTAGAGAGTGGGATAATGTGGCTGAATGAAACAGAAAATGTTTATACTGAATATCAAACTAATGATACATTTAAAGTAAGACAATGACAACAGGAGATAATTTTTTTGTAGTACAATTTGCAGAGGCAAAGCAGCCCGAATACAGAGAGAAGAAGAAAGAGGGTTACATGGAATACGGGGATAGGAATGACTACCCTTTATACCTAGTAGAGTTATTTAACAAGTCTGCTAAACATAACGCTATTGTAAGAAATAAAGTACACTATATCTGTGGCAACGGTTGGACAGGTAACGAGCAGTTTATAGAGAAGCCTAACAGGTCAGAAAATCTTAATGATTTGACTAGGAAAATATCTATGGACTTAGAGTTATTTGGTGGTGCATATATAGAAGTTATTTGGGGATTAAACCAAGTAGCTGAAATATGGCATATAGACTATACTAAAATCAGAACCAATAAAGACAATACTCAATTTTGGTATAAGGATAATTGGAAAGATGCAAGAGAAAAGACAGAGTTTGTATATCCTGCTTTTAACCCAAAAGTTCAAGAGGGCAAACAGATTATCTACCTAAAGGAATACAGACCTAATATAGGGGTTTATTCTTTGCCCGTGTACTTTGGTGCTTTAAATTACATTGAATCGGATATAGAGGTATCTAAACACGTTTTAGGCAATGCGAAGACAGGCTTTAGTGCAAGTAAGTTAATTACCCTACCAGATGGGCAGCCTTCAAGAGAAGAACAAAACGAAATACACAAGAAGTTTAAAAATACTTACACAGGTTCGGATGGTGTAAAGTATATGCTATCGTTTGTAAACGATGCTTCTAGGAAACCTATTGTAGACGATTTAGGACAATCGGATTTAACTAAAGAAGATTTTGGTAGAGTAGATGAGTTGATTCAAACTAATATCTTCTCTGGGCATCAAGTTACTACTCCTTCTATCTTTGGTATTGCGGTGGCAGGTAAGCTAGGCACTAGGTCAGAGATGAGAGACGGGTATGAGATTTTTAAGAATACTTACGTTAATGGTAAGCAGCAGTTCTTAGAATCCTTTATTAATACTATGGCAGGTTATTTTGGTTATAGTGAGGATATGCGAATTATACCAGCAGAAGCTATTGGCATGGAGTTAGGGGAAGCTACCTTACTTCAAATTATGAGTAAGGATGAACTAAGAGAAAAAGTAGGTCTACAAAAACTAGAAGAACAAGCAGAATCTACTCAACAGGATGTAATAGATGCTATCAATAGTTTAAGTCCTATCGTTGCAAATAAGGTATTAAACACTCTAACTCCTAATGAGTTAAGAGCTTTAATTAGTTTACAACCTAAAGAAGGTGGTGAAACATTGCAGCCAGAACTTAACCCTGTTGAGATGGCAGACCAATATTCTTTGTTTTTTGAATTAGGAGAAAATAAGTCAGAGTTTGAGGTTTGGAAAAAGAAGAACTATTTTGAGGACATGGAGTTGTTTGCTGATGTAACACAATTACAATCTGATGTATTAGACTTGATAAGCAAGGATAAAAGAATTACCGCAGAGGTAATAGCAGACACTTTAAAAGAGGATGTAGGTGTAGTTAAGAGAATCATTACAGCACTAGAAAAGAGAGGCTTCATTAAGTCTACTGAAACCACAATAGGTAAGGGTATAGATTCTAACATTCAAATAGAAAGAAAATTAACAGAACCTTTAAGAGATATAGTAGAAAAGATTAAACCTAAGACTACTGAATTTTTAATTAGATATTCTTATGAATGGAAAAAGGGTATTCCTAGTTCTCAAAGAGATACTAATGCACATCCTTCTAGGGAGTTCTGTAAATATCTTTTACAAGCAAATAAAATGTATTCTAGAGCAGAAATAGAGCAAATGAGTGCAAGGTTAGGATATTCTGTATGGGATAGAAGAGGTGGATGGTGGACAATGCCTAACGGAGAACATTCTCCTTCATGTAGGCATCAATGGGTTTCAAATGTGGTTACCAGAAAATAAAAAGAAATGAGTGCTAATATTTTATTTATATCAGTAGAAACGATAAAGGACAGAAGCGGTTTGCATAATAACGTAGACGAGAAACTTATTTTGCCAGAAATAAAAACCTGTCAAGATATGTACATTCTCCCTGCGTTAGGAACTAGCCTTTACGAAAGATTGCAGGATGGTGTTAATTGTGGGAATCTAAATTGTGATGAAAAATCTTTACTAGACGATTATATTGTAGACTGCTTAATTAACTACGTTCTAAGTGAGTTACCTCAAGGTTTAAGCTATCAGTTTTACAATAAAGGCTTAGTTAGGAAGTCTTCAGATAATACCGAACTTCCTTCTATGCAGGATATGATTGATATTGCCAATAGATACAAGGCAAGAGCAGAGTTCTATAAACAAAGATTAATTAAATACTTAAAACAAAATCAAACACTTTATCCAGAATATCTAAATTACGGAGCAGGATTTGATGCTATTAAACCAGAGAATGACGGCTATACGGCTTCTATTTGGTTAAATGACCCATACTGCTGCAAAGGTGAAAAAATATTTAGGGAGTTATATCAAGGCGACAATCCTTTAAAATGTTGTGATTAATGAGTAAAAAAGCAAACTTAAAAAACCAAGAGAAACTAAAAACATATCTAGCTAAAAATGACCTTAAATCAAATCATCTCACAAATCAGCAGCTACGGAACGAGCCATCCGCAGATAAACACTGTAATCTTCGGGGACTTCGCAGACAAGCTAGATGACGCTGACGTGGTATACCCTGCTATGTTTTTTGATTTAGATGGAGGTAACTTTCTAGCAAAGCAATTATCTTTCGTTTTTAGCATTTATTTATTAGATAGACATTTACTAGAAACAGGAGCACAAGAGGTTTTATCGGATATGAGTTTAGTAGCTGAAGATATAGTAGCGAGGTTAAGAACTCCGTCTAATGAATGGATAACTAGCGATAATATAAATGTTCAATTTTTTAGAGAAGCAGAACCCGATTTCTTGGCAGGGGTTAGGCTTGATGTAAGTATTACACTGCCGAGTATAAACAATAGATGCCAAATACCATGAGTACTGCAAATTTCAAACCAGCACAACACGATATAGAACTTGTCAAGGGTAATTCTTGGCAGGAAACTTATGTGTTTACTTTAGATAACGTAGCAATTAATTTATCTACGGCAACAGTCTTAGTTAGTATTTATCAAGGCTGCTCTACTTCTGCTGCTTTATGGACTGCTACTAATGGGAATGGGATTACTATTTCTGGAGTAGGTAACAATACAGTTACTATAAATAAAGTAGTTGCATTAGATTCTGGTAATTACATTTGGGATATGAAAATAACCTTTACAGATGGAACAGTAAGAACCTATGTTTGGGGAGATTTCACTCTTTATTTAAACATCAATCAACCATGAGTGTAGAGATAAGTATAACAGACCAGATAGTTGAGATTAATGAAGTTAGTAACCCTGTAGAGATTTCGGTTTCTGCAGGTGCAGTTGTTCAGCCTGTATGGGGTGGTATTACTGGAACACTAAGTAACCAGACCGATTTACAGAACGCATTAAATGCTAAGTTTGATGACCCAACGGGTACGACTGCACAATATTTAAGAGGTGATGGGTCACTTGCTACGTTTCCAAGTTTTCCAGTAACATCTGTTTTTGGTAGAACTGGTTCAGTAGTTGCTACTGAAGGCGATTACACTTTAACACAACTTGGGGATGTTACCTTAACAAGTCCAACAAATGGTCAAGTATTAAAATACAATGGTACATCTTGGGTTAATAATACAGACACCGATACTGGGTTAACATCGGTAGGTTTAACAATGCCAAGTGCTTTTAGTGTCGCTAATTCACCATTAACATCTAATGGAACATTGGCGGTAACGGGTGCTGGTACGGCTGCACAATATATTAGAGGAGATGGTCAACTTGCTAACTTTCCCGATAATCAAGGTGGCGGTTCGTCTGTTAACTATTATTTAAATGGTAGTGTAACGCAAGGAACTTTTGGTGGTACTACTTACTACGAAATGAGTAAAACACCTATTATTGGTGCTGGTACTAATTTTACAAGAACAAACGCACAAGGTAATGGGTATATTGCATCATTTATTACCGATGCTGGAGACCCTTCTCTTTTAAATATACCAGCAGGTAATTGGAATGTAGAGTTTTATTTTCAGGCAAATACTAATGCTGGAAATCCACAATTTTATGCAGAACTTTATAAAGTTAGTTCTGCTGATGTTTTTACACTTATTGCCAGTGGTTCTACTAATCCAGAGGGAATTACGAATGGTACAACTATTGACCTATACTATACTGCAATACCAGTACCACAAACATCTTTACTTGTAACGGATAGGTTAGCGATTAGGATTTTTGTAATACCAGCTGGTAGGACTATAACATTACATACAGAGAATAGTAACCTTTGCGAAGTTCTTACAACATTATCAACGGGGTTAAATGCTTTGAATGGTTTGACTTCACAAGTGCAATATTTTGCAACGGGTACAAGTGGCACAGACTTTGCGATAAGTTCAGCAACAGATACACATACATTTAACTTACCAACGGCAAGTGCAACGAATCGTGGTGCTTTAAATAGTGCAGATTGGACAACATTTAACAACAAACAAAACGCTTTAACCAACCCAATAACAGGAACAGGTACAAGTGGTCAAGTCGCTTATTTCACTGGCTCTACAACACAAGCAGGAAGTAATAATTTGTTCTGGGATAATACGAATGGTAGGTTGGGGATAGGTACAAATTCTCCAACAGTTGATTTTGATATTACAAAGTCTGTTGGTTCTGCTGGTGCTGTTACATCATTAGTAAAAAATAGTAATTCAGCAGGAGAAGGAGCCTTTTTAATCAGAAATGATTCATATTATGCTGGCTTTGAAATATTTGGTTCATTATTTCCAACTAGTGTATTAAGAAATACGGCTTTATTATCAACACAAAATGGTATTACTAATTTAGCATTGGCAACACTTGGAAATGCAAATATATCTTTTCGCACAAATTCAGCAGGTACCACAAATGAAAGGTTAACAATTTTTGGAGGTGGCAATGTTTCTATCGGTTCAACATCCGACTCTGGTCAACGCTTACAAGTAACGGGTGATACGTTATTGAGGGGTAGTGGAGCAACAAGTGGTACTTCTGCATTAACAGTTCAAAATAGTTCAAGTGCTAATATTTTAGGAGCATTAAATGATAGGACAGTTTATGTAGGTTCTGCAAGTGGTTCATCTCACGCATTAGAAGTCAATGCTACCGCAAACGCTACAAGAATAGCAAAGTTTGGAAACTTTGAAATTGTCAATAATGGAAGTGCTGGTTGGACTGGTGTTGGACTTTCTATTGCTGGTGCAAATAGAACATTGCAATTTTTACCACCATCAGGAAATGCATTGAACGCATCTGACACAATTAAGACTTTATTTACAGCACAAGGTACAACTTGGTCAAGAACAAGCGGAAATGCGATAAACTTTTATATCCAAGACAACCAGTTTGCTCCAACAAGTGGAACGGCAACTTATTTTGGCTTGTATATAAATGGGGGTGTCAATCAGACTGGTGGTGCAAGTGGTATTTCAAGAGGCTTGTACATAGATTATAATATAGTTGCTGCGGCTGATTGGAGGAGTATAGAATGGAGCAACAATAGTGGATGGGGATTGTATGGTGCGGGGACTGCGAATAATTATTTGAATGGTAGGTTAGGTTTAGGAAGCACAACTTTAACTGCAATTAATTTAAACGTAGATTTAAATATAAGTGGTGCGGTTCAGTCGGTAGCTATACAACAAAACGGAGTTGTTCAATCTGGGGTTACAAGTGCTGCTTATGGTATTTTTAATGGTGCAAGGTTGCAATCAACTGCTTTTACACTAACAAACTATTATCATTATTGGACACAACAATCTACATTAAGTGGTGGTTCAGCAATTACTAATCAATACGGATACTGGGTTGATAGCACTTTAATCGGAGCAACCAACAACTACGGATTCTACGGAAACATTGCATCTGGCACTAATCGATGGAATCTCTATATGCAAGGCACTGCCAACAACTATATGGCTGGGTCATTGGGGATTGGGCAAACAACTTTAACTGGTAGTAATTTAAGAATAAGTAAAGCACATACTGGTAGTGCATCAGCAATTAACTTTTATATTGATTCAACTATTCAAAGTGATGTAACTAACTCACCGAAAGTTATTGCTACAACATTAAGCACACAAGCTGCTTCATTTACAGTTGCAAGAGCAACACATTACTTAGCGAATCAAGGCACAATAGGTGCTGGTTCTGCAATTACAACACAAGTAGGATTTGAGGTTGATAATACTTTAATAGGTGCTACAATAAACTATGGTTTTTTTGGAAATATAGCATCTGGGACTAACCGTTGGAATCTATATATGAACGGTACTGCTGCAAATTATTTTAATGGCAATACTCTCATCGGCAGCACAACCGATTCAGGCGAGAAGCTACAAGTGACGGGGACAATGAAGGTGACGGGGGCGAGTAGCTTTGGGGGGAATATGACGCTGACAATTAATCAAAATGGTAACACTAATTTTTTAATTGCTAATACAACGGCTGGAACTTCAGCACAATCAACTATTCAACTACAAACTTCAGGTGGTAGTGGTTCAATAGGTAAATATAGTTCAACAACTACACCATATAAGTTTGTTGCAGAAAGAGACTTTTTTCTATATAACACAAACGCTGGAGGAGATATTGCATTTCTTAATGATTTCGCAACTGGCAACATCAAATTCGCTGCTGGTGGTTCATCAACGGCACAGATGACAATAAGGTCAAACGGAAGGATAAATATGTCATCATTACCAACATCAGCAACGGGTCTTAGTGCTGGTGATTTGTGGAATGATGGTGGCACTTTAAAAATAGTTTAATGAGAATAAACAAATCACTCATAACTTATATCCCAAGTAGTGGTAGCGGTACGGCTCTATTAGGATTAAAAAAATTAGTATAAAATAAAAACAAATAAAAATGGGAGTACAAATTCAACCAGTATCAATCTGGGTAAACGGACAAAGCAAACAAGCATCAGAGTTAGATGCAAGAATTATTTTTGATGATTTAGCAACAAGTGCAACCTTCTACTACGAACTTAAAGAAGTAGTTGATGGGGTTAGCAGTGCATTATCTGTAGGCAATGTTGGAATGGATGGTGAAAATTATATTGACTGGGATAATTCTAACGAAGAGGCTTACGTTTATATCGCAGGTAAATTAAATCTTACTATTATTTAATGCCAGTAATACAACCTATTACAAGTTCTTCTGGTTCTTTTCCTTTTGTTCCAAATACAAGAACTCTAACTATAAATGGAGTTGCTTATGATTTAAGTGCTGACAGAAGTTGGACAATTAGTACAAGTGGAACAGGAACAGTTACAAGTGTTGCCTTATCTGCTACTATGCCCACTGGTTTAGTAGCTAGTATAAGCGGCTCACCTATTACCTCAAATGGTACACTAGGTTTAACAATAACCATGCAGAGTGGTTATTCTATTCCTACAAATACCAAACAAAGTAATTGGGATAGTGCGTATGCATTTACTAATGCGTTTCCGACAGGTACTGCTCAACAATTACTTAGGTATAATACTTTAGGAACTGCATTGGAGTTTTTTACTCCTAATTTTATAGTATCAACTGATATTATCGCTACTACTCCTCTTGTTTGGAATAGCGGAACAAAAACAATGTCTATTCCACAAGCCAATAATACTACTAACGGATTTTTATCTTCGGCAGATTGGCTTACGTTCTCATCAAAGCAACCAGCAATAACTTTAACTACCACTGGTAGTAGTGGAGCAAGTACCTTTAATAATATTACTGGTGCATTAAACATCCCACAATATACGTTAATTGGTTTGGGGGGGTTTGCAAATCCAATGACCACTGCTGGAGATATAATGATAGCACGAAGCACTGGGGAGCCTGAACGATTCGCTGGGAATAACACAACGACAAGGAAATATTTTTCACAAATAGGTGATGGCACATCTGTTATCTCTACATCTTGGGAAACAATAGCAGGAACTATTGGTGGTAGTGGTACAACTAATTATGTTCCTGTATTTACCTCGTCAAATGCTATCGGCAATAGCATCATTACTTCAACATCCAGTATAATAAGTATTGGTCAAGGAGGAACTGGTATAGAATATGCAATCCAAATAGGTACAAATAGAGGTGGCAATGGATATGCTTACATAGACTTAATCGGAGATGAAACTTACACCGATTTTGGATTAAGGGTAATTAGGAATAATACTGGTGCAAATACAACGTCTCTTATAGAGCATAGAGGCACTGGTGACTTTTTACTAAAAACAACTGATTCTGCACAGTTTAAAGTACAAACAGCATCAACTGATAAGTTAGCAATTTATGCTAATGGGCAGTTAAGATTAAATGCATACACTTCCACAACAAGTTTTAGTGGCGTTGCGATAGGTTTACTTGCCTATGACGGCTTTGGTCAAGTCATAACACAACCTAACCTACCGCAGAGTGGTAATTATACCCCTACCTTGTATGCTGGTACTAACATTAGTGCGACAACTGCATATAACTGCCAATACATAAGAATAGGCAATGTTGTGTCGGTAAGTGGTAGATTAGAGGCAAATGGTACGACTGCTGGAGTAACGTCATCAGTAGATGTTGAGTTGCCATATAATACAACTTTTACAAGTGCAGACCAATGTAATGGTGTGTTAACGGCACAAGACAATATTTGTGGTATTATCTATGGTGGTTCAACGAGAGCAACTTTAGTATTTACACCAGCAAATACGGGGTCGTTTAATTATTTCTTTACACTTCATTTTCAAATAATATAATTATATTTGCTAAAACTTAAGTTATGGATACTATAACAACTTTGAAGGCGAAAGCCTATGATTTATTAGCTAATTTGGAATACATTCAAAAACAACTGCAAGAGGTTAACCAACAGATTGCAGAAGAAATGAAAAAGAATGAGGATTCTTCTAATTAGTATTTTATTTTTTAGTTGTGTTTCTGAAAAGAAGCTAGTTAAATTTTGTGCAGAGAAGTATCCATGCGATACTACTATTGTCAGGGTTGATACTAGCTTTTTTTCGGATACGCAGTATATCAAGACTGAAACAATAGATACATTTATTGTAACGCAAAATAAGACGATTCTAGAGGTTAAATATGTAGAATCAACTGCTAAGCTACAAATAGCAGAAAAGGGTCATAAAAAGGCTCTAAATGAGTTATACGATAACAACATGGCTATTATCCTAGAGTTAAATAGAACTATGGATAAAATGGCTAGAGATACTGCTAAACTATCAGATAAGTTAAAGAAACTAGAAAAGGAAAAGATAGAGTTAAAAACAAAGTTAAAGAGTGCGAATAACTTTAAATGGTCAGTAATTACAATAGGTTTACTTTTGTTACTCATTGTGTTTTATAAGTGGTTTAAGCCCCGACTTTTCTAAGTTAGGGCTTTTTTTCTGAAAAATATTTAGGGTAAATTGTGCTTTGTATTATATTTAGGTTTATATTTGTATAAATAAACCACAAAGTTATGAACACAATCAAAATCAAAGGCAAGGACTATGTCACAGTCAACGAACGCCTAAAGCATCTAGCAGAGAATTATCAGTATTCAATAAAGACAGATTACCAGTATTTTCCAGAAAGAAAAATGTGGGTAGTTAAAGCTACCTTAATGATTATCAAATCTGGAGCAAAGTTCATCTACACAGGTCTAGCACAAGAGATAGAATCCAACAATTACAAAGAGGTTAACCATACTTCAGCATTAGAAAACGCAGAAACATCCGCAGTAGGTAGAGCATGTGCTATGGCTGGAATAGGAATAGACGGAGGGATTGCATCTGCAGAAGAAGTTAACAAGGCTATTAACCGAGTAGACGAAGTAGGAGAAGAAGCTAGGCTTAAACTTTTATCTATGTTGGAAAACACAACCTACGAGGAAAGACAAAAAGAAATCTTAGCTTTAAGGATAGAGGATATTAAAACGGCTGAAGAGTTTGACAAAGCCTATCAGAATTTAGAAATGAATCAAATACAAGACAAGGACAGAATTGCAATGGGTTTAAATTACAATCAGTCAGACATAAAAAAAGCACTCAATGTTGGAAAAACTAAATGACCACTACACAAGAATGGTAGCTTTCCTAGAGAAACCTATGGGTAGCGAATACGAGCCATTACTAGACCGATTAGATAAGCTAGGAGTATTAATTGCCAAAGCAGGGCAATACCAAGTAGAATGTCAGTATAAAATAGATGAGGTTATAGATATTGAATGTCAAGTTAACCTAGAACTATTAGATAAATATTCAGCATCTACTTTTAATATGATGGTTAAAGCTAAAGCTAAAGACTGGACTAGATTAAAGACTGGCTTTGAAAAATGTTACTCTAGTGGAGTACATCAAATGGAAGCTATAAGAACAATAATAAGTTTTGAAAAAGCTAAACTTTCTCTTTTATGAATACTTTCCAAAAAATTCCACATGCAGATAGACAACTTATCATGGCAAAGATTTTCCATCACGCATGGTATGACGATACTAGAGCTAGATTTTTGCTAGAGATTTTAAACGATTGGGAGAAGAACCCATGTAAAGAAGTTAAATTTTTAAATGAAATAAACAATGGACAAGAAACCGAATTACGCTAAAGGAATCTTTTTGACTAAGAG